CCATCCGCCGATTGATCCTGGATGCCAACGCCGCAGCCATGCCGGTGGCGGCATGACCGGCCATGTCCATCTCCCCAACCGCCGCCACACGGCATCGCCTGTGGCATTCGCGCTGGCACCTGTGTGCCGTCTGCCGCAGACCGGCACGCGGGTTCGGCTGGTCGCCGCCACCGTCGCCCCGGTCGCGGTCGAGGTCATCGCCGTCGCCGCGTTGGTTCTGCTCCATCACCTGCCAGCGCTTCTGGTCGCGGCGGGCATCAAGGACACAATCCATGATTGACCTCACCGAGCAGGAGCGTGCCGCGATCGCCGCCGCCATGAAGCCGGTGGCCGAAATCATCACCGAGATCGGCTGGCAGACGAGGTTCTGCGACCTCACCGAGCACCAGGTGCTGACGCTGATCGAGGTCGCCATCGGCGGCTTCCAGGACGCCATGCACGCCACCGCCCGCATCCAAGAATCGGAGATCCCATTCTGATGCTCGACTACAACAGCACCTCTCGCACCGCCGATGTTGTCAACGCGGCCATCGACGCCGCCCTGCAGTCGACAAATGCCGCGACGGCGCCGCGCGAGTACCTCGGTGGCTCCCGGCTCGGCCACGCCTGCGAGCGTACGCTGCAGTTCGAATTCACCCACGCAGCAAAGGATGAGGGCACCGATTTCGGCGGACGTCTGCTGCGCATCTTCGGCATCGGCCACGCACTAGAGGACCTGGCAGTCACCTGGCTTCGTGGCGCCGGCTTCGACCTCTACACCCGCAAGGGTGGCCGGGCCGATGGCGAGCAGTTCGGCTTCGCTGTGGCCGATGGACGCATCCGCGGCCATGTCGACGGCATCATCGCCGACGGCCCACCCGTTCCCGGCATGGCGTTCCCCGCCCTGTGGGAATGCAAGACCATGAACGCCAAGTCCTGGCGCGAAACCGCCAGCAAGGGCGTGGCCGTGTCCAAGCCGGTCTACGCCGCGCAGATCGCCGTCTACCAAGCCTACATGGACGCCGCCGTGCCGGGCATCGCCGAGAACCCCGCCCTGTTCACCGCGATCAACAAGGACACCGCCGAGCTCCACCACGAACTGGTGCCGTTCGACGCGGCGCTGGCACAGCGCATGTCCGACCGCGCCGTACGGGTCCTGCGCGCCACCGACGCCGGCGACCTGCTCCCCCGCATTGCCAATCAGGCCGACCATTTCGAGTGCCGCATGTGCCCGTGGGCGCGGCGGTGCTGGAACCTGCCTGCATGAACGCCTGGCGCGACTTCAACGATGCGGCGGCACTGCCGGACGAGGACGAGCCGCCGGCGACTCGTGTCGATGTTCCCACTGCTGGGCACGTCGCAGTCGACCCCGCGGCCATCGCCACGTTCCTGGACGTGGTGTTCGGCTACTGCGACGGCCTTATCCCTGTGCGCGGCTTCGTCGATGTCGGCCAGGGCCGCGACACGCGGCCGCACAATATCTGGATCCCGGCCGACGCCACGGCCGCCGACCGGCTCGCCACCTATGCCACCTGGGCGGCGCGCGAAGGCACTGCCGTCTATGTCATCCCCGGCACCGTGGCCGAGCACGGCCATGCCCGTGCCGAGCATGTCCGGCAGATGCAGGCGATCGTCGTCGATCTCGACACCGGCGACGTTTCCGCCAAGCTGGCGCACCTGGAGCAGTACCTCGGCGCCGCGACCCTGCTGGTGGAAAGCGGCGGCCGCACCGCCGAAGGCCAGGCCAAGCTGCACGTCTGGTGGCAGTTGAACGAACCGACCGAGGGCGAGGACCTGGCACGGCTCTGCGCCCTGCGCGGCGCCATTGCCGACAAGGTCGGCGGCGACACACATTTCCGCTCCGCCCATCAGCCGATCCGCGTGCCGGGCACGATCTACCGCAAGCACGGCACCCAGCGTGTCGTCTCCATCCGCCGCCATGTGCCAGGCCATGAGGTGGATCTCGCCGGCTTCGCCGAGGCGGTCGCGGTCATGCCCACGCTGCCGGGGCTCCCGGCGGCGGCCACCCATCCCACAGGTGAGCGTCCGGGCATCGACGCCGTGCTGACCACGCCGGCGCGCGAGGGCGGCGAAGACGCCTGGACCCGCTTCCAGGGCGCCAGCGCCGCCATCGGCCACTATGTCCGCCTGGTCCACGACGGGCGCCTCACCGGCGACGACGGCTGGGAAGCGATCTGCCAATACAACGCCGCCATGCTGCGCCCCGCCTGGCCGCTGGACCGGCACAAGGCAGAATCCGACCGTCTCTGGCGCCTGCATGAGGAACGCCATGGGCCGGCGCTGCAACGCATCGTGGCGCCACCGCCCGCCATGGCTGCACTGCCCGCCTTCAGCCTCGGCACGCTGCTCGACGACACCAGCCCAATGCCGGACGACATCATCGGGCCCCGCCTGCTGACCCCGGGCGGCATGCTCGTCCTCGGCGGCGCGCCCAAGGTCGGCAAATCCGACTTCCTCATCAACCTGCTGGTACACGCCGCGGCCGGCGTGCCGTTCCTGCGCTTCACGCCATCGCGGCCGCTGCGGGTGTTCTACCTCCAGGCGGAAATCCAGTACCACTACCTCCGCGAGCGCCTGCAAAACCTGCGCATCGATCCCGCCATCCTGGTCCATGCGCGCGACAACCTCGTCGCCACGCCGAAGGTGCGCATGCTGCTCGACGAAAACGGCGTGGCGCTTACCATCGCGGCCATCCAAGCCCACTTCCCCGCCGAGCCGCCCGACATCATCTGCCTCGATCCGATCCGCAACCTGTTCGACGGTGGGCCCGACGGCGACGGCGAGAACGACAACACCGCCATGCTGTTCTTTCTGCAAAGCCGGGTTGAGACCGTGCGCGAGGCCGTGGCGCCCGACGCCGGGCTAATCCTGTGCCACCACACCAAGAAACTGTCGAAGAAGGCGGTCCTCGAAGACCCGTTCATGGCGCTGTCCGGCGCCAGCGCGCTGCGCAGTTTCTACACTTCCGGCATGCTGATGTTCCGTCCCGACGAGGAACAGCCCGAACGACGTCTCGAGATCGAACTGCGCAACGGCCCGGCACTCGATGCAATGCTGATCGACAAGCGCGGCGGGCGCTGGGTCGAGCTGGTCCGCCAAGGCGAGCGGATCGTGCGGCAGGAGATCGGCCGCAAGCTCGATGCCGAGCGCAACCGACGCAACGACGTCATCCTGCAGATCATTGCAGAAGAGGCGGAGCGGGGTCGGCTCTGCACCATCAACGCCTTTGCCTCCAAGTTCGAGAACAGCCGCGGCCTCGGTGACAAGGACACGATCCGCGATCGTATCGGCGTGCTGTCCATCAAGGGGTACATCAAGTTCCGCCGCGACGTCCGCGACCTTGGGCGGACCAACACCACATCAAAGCACGGCTTCATGGTGGTGCGCGACATGGCCCTGGCCACCGAGGACGAGGCCGTCGATCCCGAAACGGGCGAGATCACCGCCGCCACCATCCCGGTGCTGCCGAGCCACTTCGTCTGCCCCCAAAGCGAGGCGTTGCTGCCGGTGGAAAACCCCGAGGTGTGGGTGCTGCACGACCCCGAGGATGGCGGCGCATGACCTCGAAATTTTGTTACGAGAAATTCCTAAACTGCCGCCGAAACTGGGCAGTTTCGGACCAAAATTGGCAGCGTGCCGAAACTGACAGGGCTGTTTTCGTCAATCGGATCAATGAGTTTCTGGAATTTGCAGTTTCTCGTAACGAATCTGCCGAAACTGCCGCCGAAACTACCTTTTCCGTCCTAAAATCAACATCCTACGGCAGTTTGGCAGTTTCGGTTTTCGTTGCCCCCCTACGGGGGGTGTGCGTGCGCGCCAGTTTGGCGCGCGCACACCACACCCGGGGTGCCAGCGGGCGGGCGCGTGATCCCCCCCTCATCACCCCCACCACCGCCCAGGCGGACGACGACGGCGAGCTCCGCCAAGACCTGCACCGTCGTCGCCCCGACCACGCCGTTCCCCCTCTCAGGAGATCACCATGGCTCTCGCGACTCTGATCGCGCTTGCGCCCCAGGCAAGCCCTGTCCTGGCGCCACCCACTGTCCTCCCCACCCTCGTCGCCACCGAGGCGGTGCTCGCCATCGACCTCGGCACCACCACCGGCTGGGCGCTGCGAAGCCGGGACGACCACATCACCTCCGGGACCATCAGCTTCCGGCCCAGCCGCTTCGAGGGCGGCGGAATGCGATATCTGCGCTTCGCTCGCTGGCTTGCCGAACTCGACACCCTGTCGGGCGGGCTTGGCCGCATCGTCTTCGAGGAAGTGCGGCGGCACGCCGGCACGGATGCGGCGCACATCTACGGGGGCTTCCTGGCCCACCTCACCGCCTGATGCGAGGCGCGTAACGTGGCTTACGAAGGCGTCCCGGTCGGCACCATCAAGCGCTTCGCCACCGGCCGCGGCAATGCTGACAAGGCCGCGGTGATCTCCGCCATGCAGGCCCGCGGCTTCCACCCCGCCGACGACAACGAGGCCGATGCCCTGGCCCTGCTGCTGTGGGCGACCTCCAGCACGGGAGGGCGGGCATGAGCCTGCCCGGCGCACCGCGGCCATCCCGCTCCTGCCTGGACCGGGCCCGCACACCAACGGACGCCAACACGCTCGACGCCATGCGGCGACAGGCATGGCACCAGCACGGCGTTGCCGCGCTGTCGATCAACGACATCACCGATCCCTGGCTGCGCCAGGCGATCACCAACGAAGCAACACGCCGGTGGGGACGCCGGCACGGAGGGTATGATCATGGCCGCTAGGAAACGCCGCCCCAAGATTGCGCTCAACGTGCTGGCGGATCTGTCGAAGCCGTCGCCGTGGCGGCAGCAGCACTCCGCGTTCGAGCCTCCCAGCTACGACGCGGACCCAGAGACGGGCCGTGTGGTGACGCACCATCGGGCCGTCGACACGCTGGGTATGATGCTCAGCAACGGCACGATCACCCCCGAGATGTATGACGCCGGCACGATGTTCCGCAAGCAGTTTCGCAGCGCACGGCTCGGAGGACTCGGCGTGTCATCCCTGGCACGGATGCCGGGCCAGTCGACGCGCGGCATGTCGACGCAGCACATGCAGGCCGGCATCAAGGTCGCCGAGGCCCTCGAAGTGCTGGGCGGCGCCGACAGTGCGACCGGCTCGTGCGCATGGCACGTGCTGGGCTGTGAGAGCTCGGTGCGGGAGTGGGCGATGCGGCAGGGCTGGGGTGGACGACCTGTCCCGCCGCCGCAGGCCCAAGGCATCCTGGTGGCCACGCTGTGCGTGTTGGCGGCGCACTTCGGGCTGCTTGCTCGACCGCGAGCAGCGTAGCGACGATGGTGATCCGTAGAAATAAATGCGCGATGCGTAGTAGAGCGTAGAGGTGCGTAAGAATGTCGTGTTGATTGTTGTAAATCACTTGGGGTATGGTGTGCATGCATCAAAGAGGTGACGCCGCGAAGCGGCTCACCAGCCACTGCGACATCTGAGCCACTGCATCGATCCCATGGTTCCTTCCAGGTCCGGATCGATGCGGGAGGGGGGGCAGAGCGCGATAGAACCCTAGCGCCAGCTCAAAATATGGTTCGCAGTTCGCACCAAGCGCGTTTGATATTAAATACTTGCGTGCGAACCATGGGCCTTTCTGGCTCCTACCGCGCCCGCATGGTTCGCACCCATGGTTCGCACTCACCCCATCGAATTGGATCACCCGCATGCAGCTCCCCTGGATGGCGGCGAAGATCGTGCTGCGTCCGGTGGGCGAGCTGCGCGCGCACGCCGGCAACGCCCGGATGCACGCGCCGGGGCAGATCGAGCAGATCAAGGCCAGCATGCTGGCGTTC